AACTATATGTTAATAGGGTAAATGCTACTAGTGTACAGCTCTATACTAATGCTGCTAGAAGTGCTGCACTCAATTCAAGTGGTTTTGGTACTTATACTTCAGCAGGTATTTTAGATCAAGGTGACTATGCAAATGCTAATTCTTATGCGTTAATAGCTGGTATTGTAGATGCTGATGAAATTAGATTAGGAGCTTCTTATTTTGCTAATGGCGATGCTACTGGTGGAAATGTCTTAGCCAATATAACAGCTGCTGCAAGTAGTTATAAATTAGTTAACTTTAAACAGTATAGTGATACAGGTTCGGGTGATACTTTTGCAGGAACATTAGGAGCTATTAGTAGTCAAACACTAATTAGAACTACTACTGCTGCAAATGCTACTTTATATTATGCTAATGGCAATGTTAATATAAGTCAGTTTATTGGTTCAGCAGTAAATGATGGTTTTCAGACATATCAAGCGGGTACTAGAACCTTTAGACAATTTCAATTAAAATTTATTGTACAAAATAACCAACCTGATGAATTTGACTTTACAATTGATAAATTTAGGTATACTATAGAAAAAGATACAGTTACTTTTACAGATACTACTGCATATAATGCTACTACTAAAACTATTGATATTACTAGTGCAGGATTTATTAATAGACCTGTAATAAGTTACTCAATGCTTAGTGAAGATTCTAATAAACCTCATATAGTAGTAACTACTGCTGCGTCAAATCAGGCAATTAGTTATCAGGTATTTAAGAGTGATGATGGAGGTGCAGGATCAGTATCTTCAGGTATGTCAGTAATGTTAACAGCAACAGGAGTATAAATGGCACTACAAGATTCAAATACATATATTGAAGCTACGTCGGGTACCGCACTGAATGCTTCTCGTACTCAGTTTAATAACTCTTTACGCTCCTTATTAACTAATTTCAGAAGTTCAAGCCCTCCTGCTACAGTAAATTTTACTGCATCTGGTGAGGGTATTGCTGTACCTGACGGTACTATAATGCATTTTGCTAATTCTAATGTTAATGCTTTATTCGTATCTGACTCTAGTAATAAAAAATCTTCTCCAATCGGAGGTAACTTTACTAGAAGTGGTATAGGTCATCGCAATGAGAATGGAATTATTGTAATGATGGCTAATGCTCCTTCTTATGAAATAGGAGAGTTAGTTACTACTGTTACCGCTAGTTCTGCCGCAGCTAATGCTAGATTATATCTTGTAACAGCTAATAATAGGACTGCTGCTGATTTTATTGATGTAGGCATACCTCCTACTAATGGCTCTGTTGTAAATACTATGATTGGTATTAGTAGCATTACTTCTGATAGAGTTAATTTAAAATCAAGCGGTGTTAGTACTAATAATCTTACAGTAACTGCGACTACAGCTGGTGGAGGTAAAAAATGGTTTCCAGAAGCTATAGGAGTAGGACACGCAGCTCTTAAAATATCAAGTTTAGGTTCTTCGGACAATACCGCTATATTATTTAATTTTGGCAGTTCTAGCGCTAATGTATCTTTAGCACATACACCGGGCATTGCGTCTACTAAAAATGGTTTAAATATTGTGCAGCAAAATGGTACTTACGCACCTATTGCTGCAAATGTTATACTATCTTCTGCAATAACAGGATCTGGTACCGCACCAGTACCTTTAATGCCAGCAGGAGTTATTGTAGCTATGGCAGGTACAGTACCTACTGGTTGGTTAGAATGTAATGGACAGGCAGTTAGTAGAACAACTTATGCTGCTTTATTTGCATTGACAGGTACTGTATATGGAGCAGGAAATGGTTCTTCAACCTTTAATGTTCCTAATTTTGAAAGTAAAGTTCTAATAGGAGAGTCTTCTGCATTTTCTATGGGACCAGGAGCTGGTGCTTTTACATCTGGAGGAACTATTACTACTGCTTCAGGCTCGGCTGCCTTAAGTTTATCTACTACTTCAGTTGCTACTAGCGCTAAAGATAGTAGTACTGCCGCTGTGATATCTGGCGTTAGCGCTGGCGGTCACACACATACAGCTGTGGTTCCACATGCTGTCGCACGTTATATGATAAAAACATAAGAGGAAATAATGGAATATATTAAAGTTCATATAGATGAGATGTTTCAAAAATTTGTATTTTTTGAATACAGACTTATAGAAGAAGATAAAAGTAATGATATGGTTAGCAGAGCTTTTCCTTTTGCTAAGTTAATAGACAGAGAACCAAAAATAGAACAGCTAGTCGAAGGAACTATTGTTGGTATTTATTACGAACAAAGAGGTAATAGTTACGTAAGTGAACGTCAATGGCTTGATAAAAGTGAAGAATTAGATCAAGATACTATTGATTATATTAAACAACTTGCAATAAAAGTATGTGTAGACTTAGCTTATGATGAAATACTAAAGCCTCCAACAATTGATGAACAAGTTGAAGACTTTATAAAAGAGTTTTTTGAAGAAGGTGATTCAGAACCTTTAGAACAAAAAGACTTTTTAGCTGAGTTTTTTGAAGAATTATCAGATGATAGTGAAGATACAAATGCTATATCATCTAAAAAAACTATCTCTTCTCAAATAGAAGAAAAATTTAATAACACTACTTTAGAACAAAAAGACTTTTTAGCTGAGTTTTTTGAACAACTAGAAGATGAGTAGTTAAGGAGCAATTATGGCACTTACGCGTGTAACATCTACAGTTTTAGAAGCTAATGCAGTTTCTGCAGAAAAAATGGCTAGTGGGTCATTAGTAACAAGATTATACGGTATTAAGTCTATTGAGGCTAAACACTTAGCAACAAGTGCAAATGCTGCTAGTTTATCTACAAATGTAAATTTATTACAAAGTAATATTAATGTTGTTCACGCTAATGTGGTAGCAGCACAAGCTAATATAATATCCAAAGATACCATTGTATTAAACGCATCTAAAGCAAATGACTATTTGACATTTATTGCTGCGGGAGCACGTACTAATATCCTTCAACAAAATGTAAATTCTGTTAAATCTAACGTGGTAGCAGCAGAAGCTAATATTGCAGGAATTATTTCCGGTAATAGAAATTTTACTGGTTCTGTACAAATGAATGATGATTTAGTCATTCGAGGTAATTTGACTATACTTGGTGATAGTATTGTTGCTAATACTATAAACTCTGTTGTTCAAGATAGATTTTTACTATTAGCTAATTCTGTGACAGGAGCTCCTAGTGCAGATGTAGGTATCTTTTTGAATAGAGGTAACTTAGGTAATGCCGCTATCTTCTATGATGAATCTGCTAAATCTTTTACTTTAGCCGAAACTAGAGACCCTGATTCTAATACAGTTATTAGCCCTACAGGTCTAGCTAACTTAGCTGTAGGCACATTAAAATATAATGGTGCAGATCTAAATACTGCTATCACATCTAATCGCTCTGGCGCCGTGTCTACTGTGTATAAAGATAATCTTACGGTTTCTCGTGCTTTAGCTTCTGATGGAAGTGGTAAGATTATTGTTTCCGCTGTTACTAGTACAGAACTTGGTTATCTAGATGGAGTTAGTAGTGCCTTACAAACTCAATTGGATGCAAAAATAGCTATTACAGCTTCTGCAGCTAATGATTTTGTAACTTTTCAAAGACTAAATGCTAATATTAATGTAGTATCAGGTAATGTTGCGGTAGGTTTATCTAGAAAAGTAAATGTAGCTGCAAGTGTTACCGGAGCAGGTAGCGGTAATAATGTATTTTTTGTAGCTACTCCAGCAGGGGGTAATCCTACTGCTATTGATAATATATCAGTAAGTATAAATGGTATTATGCAGGCCAAGACAACAGACTATATATACACAGCAGGGACAGGTGCTGTTACTTTTAAAGATGCCTTAATTCCTGACGGGTTAATTGTGCAGATTACTTCTTTTAATCCACCAACCTAATGAAAAAATATAGACAACTTACAACTGAACTAACTTTTAGGTGTAATGCTAAATGTCCTGCATGTCATAGAGTTAAGCCTCTTCGTATTAATTTAAATGATAAAAAATATACTATATCTTTAGATAAGTTTAAACAGTTATTTTATCCTGAATTACTTAAAAATTTAGATTGGTTAGTTATTAATGGTAATTTTGGTGATTCTGTAATGAATAAACAGTTTCGTGAAATTATAACATATGTTAAAGAACATGATACTAGAATTTTAATACATACCAATGGAGGTATACACGACCATAATTATTGGACAGACGTAGGTAATATACTAACAAAACGTGATATAATTAATTTTGATATGGATGGCTTAGCAGATACTCATTCAAAGTATCGTATTAATACTAAATTTGAAAATGTATTTAGTAATGCATGTTCAGTTATTAAAGCAGGTAATGCTCAAGTTCATTGGAAATATATAGTATTTGAGCACAATAAACATCAAGTAGAAGAAGCAAGGCAAATGGCTGTAAATGCTAATTTTCATACCTTTTCTACTGTTAAAACTTCAAGAGATGTATTTGCACCTAAAACAGGTAATTTTATACATTCTAAAAAGAATAAAGAAAATATGGACAATGCTGAACGTGTTATTAAATGTGTTTGGGATAATTGGGGTAAATGGTACATCTCTCCAGAAGGTCTAGTATTTAGATGTTGTTGGACTGGGGGTCATTATTATGATGAACATCAATCTCGTTTTTATTATCCACCTAAGTTTGAAAATCTATTTAATGGGTTACACGTTCCTTTAGAAAAGATTTTAAACTATGAGTATTGGAGTAAACTACAAAACTACTTAAAAGGGTATGACAGATCCTTTAAACTTTGTAAATCTCAGTGTGGTAAGATAGTATCTTCTATTGAGAAAACAGAAGAAAACTTAGCAACAGGGCAGCGAACATTTTTTGATTCAGATAATCAAATGGGAAACTAGTTTAGTACTAAGATTAAAAATTTGCCATAACCAGAATTTTAAAGTATTCTACATGTAAGAATTAATTTACAAAGGATAAGCTATGGATAAGAATGGACACACTGATGTAGCATCATCAAGACGTATGATGCAAACTATTATTGAAGATGCTAAAGATATTTTAAATGCACTTCCTTCAGATGAAGAAGCTTCTTTGCCTACTTGGTGGACAAATAAATTAGCTGTTTCTTCTGCTTATATTAATTCTGCTAGAGATTATTTAGTTTATGGTTCTGATACTGGTGACACTCCTGTAACATCAAGTTGTGATGATTGCGGTATGGAAGATTGCCAATGTGACGAAATAGAAGAAGTTATAGAAGATATAATGGATGAAGTGCAAGAAGTGACTGAAGTATTAGATGATGATATGATGCCTCCTTCTTACAGATATATAACTAATGCCTCTTAAAAGAGGTAAGTCTTCTAAGACTATCTCAAAGAATGTAAAAGAGCTAATGAAAAAACCCTCAAAAGCTCGATCTAAAGGCGTTAGTACTTTAGCAAAAAAATTGGGTGTAACTAAAAAAGAGGCTCAAAAACGGCAAGCAGTAGCAATAGCTCTAAATGCCGCAGGCAAGACTCGAAAAAAATAATTTATGTAGCAAATAGCTACATTTTCTTTAAAGGAGAAATAATATGAACGGAGCTACTTATAGCGTTGGAGGACCATTCTCTAACTTCGCAACACCAGGAGATATTCCTGCAAGTGTATTTACAAACACAGGAAACGTAATCGAAATTTATCCAGGCACGCACGTATGGCCTGCTACTGACTTTAACTTCAATGGTATTACTATTGTAGGTATTGGCGGAAAAGATGCCTGTATTCTTACAGGATCTATCAACGGAAGCACAACTTCTCAAGGTGAAAACTTTGTCTCAGGTCTTACTATTAATGGTACAGCTTCTGTACCTGCAATTAACATGAAAGCTACAGCACAACGTTGTGGTATACACGTAAGTGACTGTATAATTACTGGCGGCACTTTTGCAGTGCAAAATTCTACACTTGCAGCAAAAGTTGCAACTAATGATCCAGCTACTGTTGTCAGAAATATCTGGTCAAGTTGTACTAAAGGTCTTTCTACTAATGCTAATACTACAGCTGTAAGCTCAACAATGGCTGGTGCATGGATGACTTCTATTAGTAACACTCAACTCCCTGCTGTCGTTGTTGGTGTTGCTGACTTGGTATATGCTGGTGCTAACGCAGGTAATATGACAGAAACTGTTACTTCAAGAACTATCGTTAGCTAATAACTAAAATTTTATAAAGGAGAAATAATCATGGGAATGATCAAAAAAGAAGCATCAGGAACACCTCGCAGATATGTTAATTCTGCTGTCCCGCCTAGTACTGCTACTTTGATTCCTCAAGGCGGAACTACCCTTAAAGGTACTAAGCGTGGAGTCAATAGTAGTGAAAAATGGTATGCTGACCCTATGGGTATTGGCCCAGTTATTAGTGATACTTCAAAATCTACTGATAATCTTGGTGCTAAAATGCAAGAAGGTCCAGGTACTACTGGTGGACGCAGTTCTAGAACACCTAATAACGTGTTTAAGAATCAAGGTCCAGGCGGAAAAGGCAGGTTTTAATAATGGCTAAGTCACTTTCCGGTGTCACTACTCGCGAAGGTACAAACGTAACGATTGGAGACAATCGTTACGGATTACGTGAAGTGTATGACGCAAAAGAGATGCAAAAGACTTTAGCATTTTATAAAGGTGGGGGACAACTTACTGTTAAAGAAGTAAAAAATCCTCTAACACAAACAGTAAAGACAGTTAAAGTAAATGCCAATCGTACCTGAAGTCTTTCAGACATCTAAAAAACCAAAACCTATTAAACTAAAGAAACGTAAGAGTAAAAAACCTAAAAGCAAAACTACTTCAAAAAAGAAGTAATACCGTCTTTTTTAGTTATCTTATTGCTAACTAATAAAGCTCTTAACCAAGTTTTTTCATAAGGCGCACATATAAAAATGTGCGCCTTACACGTTTCCATAATCGTAGTCATCATTTTTTTATTATCTACATCACAAGATATAAATACTAAATCATCTTCTAATAAATAGTTATAATCATAGTCATTACCATCACAAGTTACAATTTGAATATGTTCTTTAGCTGGAGATTTTTCAACTAGATCTTTACCTATACTAGATCTTTTTTTATCTATCTCTATACCTACTTGTTGTATATGTTTATATTTTTTCTGTATATCAAACATTGAATAAGGATACATTCCTGCACCAATTAATACTAGATTTTTGCATTTTTTAAATAATGAGGTTCTTTTTTTATCTAGTAAAGTTTTATAAATCCAAGCATTTGTTTCTGCTTTTCTATAGGCTAATAATGCTCTACGTTTACTTACATTTTTTGCATTAGACCAGCTATACATTGCTTTATCTCTGGTTTCAGTGTCTGTACTGTAAGTTTTATCTCTAAACTCAAAAGTATCATTACCTAATTTAATAGTTTTTTTTCTTGCTACTAAAAAAGCTGCTATTCTTTTTTCTAAATCATCTTTAGCTTCTTTTGCTAGTAGTTGTAGTGATAGTATTTCACCCCTACTTACTAAGTCTTTCCACATAAGTTCTTGCTTAGCAATTTCTTCAAAGTCCATTATATATTTCCGATAAAATATCCGCAGTATTAGAGGTTCCTTGTAGATTATAAGTAAATGGTTTAGGTTTATATCCTGAAATAATTTCATCTACTAAAGATTTTATACCACTAAATTCTTGCATGGTCATAACTTTAAAAAAATCATAAGGTTCAAAAGTAAATGCCCTAACAAATTGTTCCATTTTTCTACCACTCTGTCTAGGGACAATTATAGAAGGTACTCTACTTTGTAATATTTCTACAGTAGCATTATAACCCCCATAAGTAATATATCCTGCACAGTCTACTAATTTATTTCTAAGCTCTGGTACATATTCTACAAGATAAATATTTTTATTTTTTCTACCACCTACAGAATTATACTTATTAGCTATAGGCATAATAAATTTATGATCAGGATAATGATGTGCTATTTCTGCAATTTTTTTAAATATTACTACTGATTCATCTTTATTTAGTCCTGTACTTACATAAATATTATTATTTTTTTGTGTATGTACTGATTGAGATTCGTCACATACATAACCCGTATACTGAAGCAAGGGTTCAATATCTTTTATTATTTGTACAGAATTAGCTAATCTAGTTCTGTCACTTATAAGTGGTAATAAATCTTTATCTCCATGTACTAATATACGATCTGCATAGTATTTGCACACTATATTTTGTGTATACAATACCCAGTCTTGCAATTGATTATGATGTGGCTCATCCCAAGGAAAATCTCTAACAGATATTATTATTTTAATACCTCGTTTTTTACACTCTTCAAGGTATCTAAAATATTCATGTGCAAATTGTTGTCTACAAAAAGGAAAACCTTCACATACTAATACTTTAACTTTGTATTTTTCTATAGTTTTTATAAATTGATTAATACGAAAATTTATAATAGGAGCTTGTTGTATAAATTGAAATACTTTATTAATATCTGGTATTTTATAGTCACCTAGAAAAGCTGTATGAGGAACTTTATAGTCTAATGGGGGTTGAAACAACTGATCCATAATTACTACATCATGACACTCTGCGGTTTTTTCTGCTATAAATTTTATACGTTGAGAGTGACCAAGCCCCCTATAGTATTGAGTTAAAAAGCCAATAGACATTACAGATCTTTAGCGAGAGGAAATACTTCTGCTATAGCTTGTCCACAGGCTTGCGCTAGTTCCATATGTTCTTTTTGTGTGCCATTAGCACTACGTAACTCAATATAATGAATCCAAGAACGTAGAGTGCCGTTTACATACAGTCTGGATAAAGTTAAACCTTCTGGTAGTACTTTTCTAGCTTGCTCTTTAGCAATATTATTTCTTATTGCCCATTCATACGCTGATTCTGCTGCCTCAATTACATGTTTTTGAGCTCTTATCCATTCTTTTTGAAGTTTCTCATTATCAGTCTCAATACTGTTTTGACGATTTTTTGTATCTTGTAGTCTAGCTTCAGATAATACAAAAGTTTCATCCATATCAGCAGGATCTGCATATCGTTGACTAAATTCTTGAAAAGAAAATGAGCGATGACGCAGTAATTGTCTAGCAATATCTCTAGTAGTTTCAATTTCCATAGTAGCAGATACCATTTCAAGAGGTGACCAGTGCTTATGTTTAATTAAATACTTAATTAGTTTTTCAGCTGTATCGCTATTCATCTGGTTTGTAGGATTTGATACTCTTGCACAATATGCTACAAAATCTTGTAGATTATCAATACCTATAAAGGCTCCAGGCATAACTTGTGTATACCCCATTAATTTAGCTTTCACTTGACTTTACTCCTGTAGGTTTTTTTAGCGTTTCTTCTCGTTGTAAGGGTCTAATAATTCCTTCAACTTCGTTTATATCAAGTTGATGTGTAGCAAATCCACCATCTACATACTGTTGAATAGTACCTCTATTATAGTCCATATCTTGATGTTTATCTTTTTTTACATCATGCACATCGGGATTAATTTTCTTTTTAATTTTTTGAATATAACTTTTAGCTGATGAATTTTTCCAAGCAATATCTTCTATCTGATCAACATAGTTTAATACCATTCGTGGACGATAGTTTACAGAAAAAGTTGCAATTTTTTGAGTAGGCTGTATCATCTGTGCTTGTTCTGAATTATTTTTAATCAATAACCATATTTCATTCCTAAATGTAAACTCAAAGGTAGAGATACCATCTGCTAACGTTAATCCTTGCTCATATACTAAATCAGTAAAAGAGTTAACTTCTATCCTAAAACTAGGATTTTTTAGGGCAGGATATATACCTGTAGGTATTGGTATAGTTTTCCCTGCAGCAATTTTTACAGGGTTTACAATACATGCTCTAAGATGGAAGAAGGGATCAAGATTAGTATCTTGATTAAATCCCCATTCACAACTATAGTTTTGTTCTAAGTATTTTGCTGTAGAACTTTTCTCAATATCTATTTCACAGATCTGATAGTCGGTCAAGAGCTTCTTCTCCTTCTTTTCCAGCAAGAATAGCTTCAGTACAGTATTTTAGGTTGATTAGGTTTTCATTTCTAATCAATCTTTCCTTACCTGCATTTAAATTTTGAATATACTTAGCCCGACCTTTTAGCGGCAAAGCAGCTAGCAAATTATCTAAAGTTTTATACTCTTTAGCAAGTCCTTGGGCACGTTTAGGACCAATACCCTCAATACCTATAATATTATCACCTTTATCGCCCTCAATGATTCTAGACATCATAAACTGTGCGGGTGTAAGTTCTAGATCTTCTTGTAAAGTCTCTAGAGTTACCTCTTTGCGTCCAAATATATTAAATACTGATACATCTTCTTTGATTAGTTGAAGTAAATCTTTATCTGAAGATACAACCCAAGTATGATTGTAATTCTGTGATAGATTCTGTGTAATCCATGCAAGAGTATCATCAGCTTCCACACCTCGAAACTTTACTACTTCATCATGAATTTCATCTGGGAGAGAATTAAGTACAGCAAAGAACTCTTCGAAGCGTTTTACCTCATCAGGGTCATCAGATTTTGTACGAGTGCCTTTATAGTCTTCTAGCATTTCCATTCGGTAATAACTTTTACCAAAGTCAAAACATACAATAGTACGTTTAGCTTGGTATGACTTTGCTAGTGATTCGATAGTACGAATAAAGTCATCTGCAAAAGAATCGTGATTCGGTCTACGAAGCCAACGATATGATAGGTTATTTGCATCAATAATTAGTAGATTGTTGTGGTCTGAATAGTCGGTCTCTTGCACATCTGCAAGATCATTCCATGATTTAGTCATATTTATCTCCTGTGTTTATAAATAAATATAACAAATATAAAACAAGTTAGCAATAGCTATGTTACTTCTCTTCTCTATACTTAGGTAACTTATCAGCTTTCTTTACTGCTTTAATCCAATCATCTAATCTAGCTATTTTAAACTTGTGCCCAAAAGACGAAATCTCTACATAGTCATCAACTTCTGTATCATCATCATATGCTGCAAAATCTTTAGATCTATCCCATCTAAATAATAATAGTGGTTTCTTTTTCATTACTTCAGCTTCACGTACAGCTTGTTCCCAGAATCCAAATATATTAGTAGTTTTGGAAGTTAATAGATTATTCCATTGAATTTCTTTATAGTGTTTACATTCAATACAGTATGGCCACCACGCAGTATCATGGGGTGTCCATATATCTCCTTTTAGATAATCTATAGCTCCAGATAAAGGAACTCTTCTAAATTCTACATTAAATTCTTTACTTAATAATGTTGCTATTTTATGTTCATATGCTGAACCTTTAGCTTTACTTTTATTGTAAGCCATATATCATAAGGCTCTCTTTCTTTTTAGATCTAAAGTGGCACAGTGAAAACCACCACTAATAATTCTATCATGCCTTAGTTCTAAAGGTATAGTTTCAATACCTACAGCATTTAGTTTTTCATGAATTTCTGTTTGTTTTTTATCTACAATAGCTAGATTCGGATTTACACTAATAAAATTCATACCAATCCACTCACTAGCTCCCCACGGCAATCCTAATGGTGGGTCAGCAGGACCAACACATTCACTAATCCAAATCTTATCCCAGTCTTTAAACATTTCTGGTTCGTTATCTAAAGTTACTCTGCTCCCATTATATAATACTAGACCCTCTCTAAGAGGTACTATAGTACTATCTAGATGTGCATACGAGTAAATACCTTCTGTAATATGTACTTCATACTCATCCCCTAATATACGTTGTAACCACTCCCCACCTAATCTATTTCCTGTATTAGATATTTGATACAAAATATCTTTATTTGCTCTTACACAATTAGCTGCTTCAAAAAGAATTTCCTCATTATTTAGTGAAGGTACTCCTTTAGTATTTTCTTTATAGTTTTTATCAAATAACAAAGGTATAGGTGCTTTAATCCAAGAATACCCTTCATGAAACATATTCATAAATATTTCTCTATATGCCCACGTCTCAAATTGTCTATTCCATATAGGACTAGGTGTTTCAATGATTTTATCACCTACAATCAATGTTAAATCTCTTGGACAATGGTAATGCCAGTTCTTACCTTCCCATGTAGGAGATTTAGTATATTCAAGAGCATATTGTGTGTCTGGTCTATATACTTTAACTCCTAGTTCCTTAAGAGTATTACTTAACACTTCAAGATCTTCATTTTGTTCATCAATAATTTGTTGAGGATAAAAACCTGCTACAGATTTCATAAATTCTTCTTCAAATTTTGGATACTGACATTTCATCATACTTCTGTTAGGTATAGGTAAAGTAGCATAATCTGCTGTACCTACAATCATTTCTTCTAATTCATCCCAGTCATTATTACAAGTCATATTTTTGTCTTCCATCCCATATTCTTGAAAAGCATAATCTATTACTGTTATTACCTCTATTATATTCTTTAAATCTTCCTGTATAGTCTAAACCAAAATACACACAATAGGAAGGTACTAAATCAAGTTTTTGACAAAGTGCTAGTTGTTTATCACGGTACTTATCAAACACGTAATTAGCTGAAAACTTTTTCATCATAGCTGTACCAAGATATGCACTTAGCAAATTGATATAATTATAGTTATGTTCATTTACTACATATATTTGATCTTCAAAAGGTTCTTTTTGCAGCCTAATTCCTATTCTGTGTGACTCAATAGGAAATACTTTAGAAAGAGATGATAATACATATTCTATACAAGAATGATCTAGACTAAATTCTAAATCAATAGATATATTAAGATATGATAAATCTAGCATAACAGGTACTTTTAATCTATCACAATCACATAACATTTTTTCTAAATCACTAGGTACTGCTCCTGTATCAGAAAAAGGAACACTTAGTATTACTATATCACCTTCTTTAATAGGTTCATCTTCTAACCACACGAAATTATCATCATACCATAAAGCTTTCATCATTTGATGATAAAAATATTCACCTCTAGCAATTCTTAATCGTTTATTATTTCTATACCTAATATAAAACTGTGCAAAAGATTCTGTAGTACCTTGTGTAAAACACATATGATTATACTGTTCTACTCCCTTAACTCTTGGAAAATGGCTAAACATCCATTGTTTATATGTTTGTAAAAAGTCTTGCTTAATTATCTCTGCATTTTTTACTGAATAATTATTATTAATAGTAAACATTCTTATAGTTTCGTCTCTATAAGAAGTTAACTCTCTATCATGAACACTATATGCTCCGCCAAAAGGTTTATTTTTATTATCGGGTAAGTTTGTATATCTAATTTCCATTACTTAAAGAATCCTGATAGTTGTAGGGTATATTTATCTTGCATACCACAATTGCCTGATAGATGAGGAACATGCTCATTAAACACCCATCCTGTGTTCTTTTTCCAATTCCATTTCATCTCTTTTCCAAATTGAAGTATATGTCCATCTGCCCAATCTTCTACAAAAATATTAGCTCTAACAGGTTCTCCACCAGGTTTCATCTGTCTTAATTTATAAAACCTATCTACGTGTAGAGGTATACAGTTTCCTGGTCTTTGTCTTATTACTGATATAGTGTATATATCTATATTTGTTTGAGTACTTAGGATTTCATAATCTATTTCTGACTTAGATAAGAACTTTTGATATATGATAGTATTTTCATCAGTATAGCTTGAAGGCATACCTCCATAAGGTTTGTGCAGATCTTTTAGTTGATGAGTCATAATATCTTTTAAAGGATCTTTGTAATTAAACCATTCAATATTATATATAAAAGACATATCATAATCTATATTAGTTTCTTGTAATATTATGTTTCCCATGGCATACATCCTTTATATTTGTATCCAAAATTTAAATATGTATTAATCTTATCTTTTTCTTCTTTGTTTAGTAGTTTCCATTAGATTGTATATTATACTTTGCTATGATATATTGCTTAAGAAAATCACTTCTTACTATATCTTCTATTCCAAATTCAATAGCAGTAAATTCTTTTAGACATTTAAGTATTCTCATAAAGTGTTGGATACCTTTTTTATCATTTTCTTTAGTTAGATCAGATTGCGTATAATCTCCTGAGAATATAATTTTACTGTTTTTACCTATTCTAGTAATTATACTATCAAGTTCGTGAAAATTCAAGTTCTGACATTCATCCACAATCACTACAGCGTTATTTATAGTTATGCCCCTAATAAAAGACGTACTCATAAACTTTACGTTATTCTGTTGTTTTAGTGCGTCATAAGCATCTTTTATACCAAAAAGCTCCCCACAGACAGATCTGTACGGAGCTTCATATAAAGATACTTTTTCTTGTTCGTCACCAGGTAGGAAACCTATATCTCTAGTTGAGACTACGGATCTTACTATAAATATATCATTATAAACAGAGGAAGGGTCTAATACTTCTTCTAATGCTAAATATAGTGATATAAATGTTTTG